GATATGTTTAGAATGATAAAGAACCAGGATACGAAAGACAGTAATGGACAAACAAAAGCAACTAACTACTATTGAAAATATGAAGCGTGGTGGTTCTGATAGAAACATCATTGTTGTAAAAGATTTTCTTACACCTAGTGAAGTAGACAGGATTCGTACAGTACTCACAGAGGATGACTGGCAACCTGGCACACCAACTTCGTACGCTAATCCCGACCCCATCGCTGACTTCATCGAGCTAGAAAGCGTGATTACCGCGATAGAAAACATAGCTAGTTACCAGTTTGGCGCAAACATTCAACGCTACGATGACACTGGCAGATTTAACCGCTGGGAAATCGGTGATTTACTTGAAAGACACTCTGACTCCGCGGCGTCGCCACGAGATGGTTCTATAGACGTTAGTCAGTTTCTCGGCAGTGGGATAGCAGCTCCGCCGCCAGTGATCATGTACTCTTCAGTTGTATATCTTAATGATGACTATGAGGGCGGTGAACTGTGGTTTCCAAAGCAAGACTACAAAACAAAACCTGCGCCCGGCACGCTTATACTTTTTCCAGCGACAATTATGTATCCGCACGAAGTCGCAGAAATTACTAGTGGTAACAAGTATACGTATTCTTTATTCTTGTCGGACGCGACGATAATTGAAGTATTTTTGCAAGTATTTAAGCTTGCAGAATCTGTAAACGGAGAAAATAAATAATGCAACACGAATACATTGGTGATCCTAAATTTGGTCTTATTGTCTATAGAAATGCACTACCAAAAGAATTACGCCTAATCGAGCGTCTTGAAGACACCATCGGGACTAGCACAATGGCGCCGTTCATGTGGATGGACGCTCTTGTCGGTGATGCACAAAAAATGCCAGAATACCGCGACTGCGTAGATTGCAAGATGGGTCCTACCCATATTCAGCACCTTCCTCCGCAGTTTTCTGAAATGAAAAATGTTTACAATGACACGGTGATTCGCCTGACAGAGTGCCTGCGTGACTATGAGTCTCGCTATAACATCCGTATGGATTTTATGGAAGCTATAAACTATGTACGTTACGGCACTGGGCAACATTTTGGTTTGCACACTGACCACGGGTTTTCATACAACTGCACTGTTTCGTCTGTAATGTACCTGAATGACGACTATGAAGGTGGTGAATTGTGGTTTCCGTTTATTGATGTGACATTTAAGCCGTCATATGGAGACATAATATTTTTCCCTTCTACGTATATCTATGCCCACGCGTCAAAACCAGTCACGAGCGGAATAAAGTACGCCGCTGTAACTATGTTTGACTACAATGATAGGACCCACAAACAAGGCTATGGAGAAAACATTGACGGCACTAAAGCAACAGAAGGCGCCGGACTGCCAGTACACGGTAGTCAGCGAAGTGCTGACGGCAGGTTTTTAGCACAATGAAAGTGCGCCTTACGAGAAACCATCAAGCATCTCCGCGTGTCGAGCAGTCTCGTATGAAGCGTGAATGGATGGACAACACTCACAATAAGCATGCGTACCAGTGCCTACCGATGACTGTTGCTAACGTTATGGGCTGGGAGCTAGTACTTGAAGAGGACCTAGTAGTCCAGTGGAACGGTGGAAATAACCCCGTCACTGTCATTAGCGGCGGTGAGCAAAACGGACGTCAAGTAGCGTTTCCATCTATTATTGGAATTATTTCGATTGGGATGGGCTGGACAGTCAATACCGAAGAAGGATACGCGACGTGGCTCACCGGGTCACCTAACTATTTCATCGATGGCGCTGTTCCACTTGCCGCGGCTATTCCCAGTTCTTGGTGGCCTGATGAAGTACAAATGAACTGGAAGATCACTAAAGTAGGTGAACCAGTTACTTTCCCAGCAGGGTCGCCATTTTGCTTTTTTTCTATTTACAAAGAAGACACTATGCCGTCTGTTGAATTTGAAGTATCAAATTTATGGGACAATCCTGAACTGATCGAGTCGCGCGTGAAGTACAACGACATCAAAATGAAGAATAATATTGAAAATCCGTGGACATGGACTAAAGGAATTAAAACTGGCTTAGATGCAGATGGCGTACGAATTGGCCCTCAACATACTGGGCCAGTAAAGCTAAATGCCCCGGAAACGTAGACATCAGCGCTTGTACGACGTATAATTGAAACAACACGACCAGCTTTACTAGCAATAGAAACCGCAGAGGAAATATGGACTTTACAACTAAAATGACAGAAGGAGAACTGCGGGCATTGTACACACGCAGTCTTCAAAATTCAGAGCGTCGCCTCATCAATTTATTGGTTATGGAAGGCTACGACCCAGACACGTTTGACGAGACAACGTTCGAGCCACGTGACGGGCACACGGCTGGTGTTCCTCGTCAGGGAGAATTAGAAATTTCACTTACTCTTGACGCTATTGCTAAAATTAAGACCAAAATGGAATCGCTGTGACATTTACAACACTTTCAGATGAATTAAAAGCAAAGGCGAACGCGAACGCAATTGAGTATCTAGAGTATTCAATTGTCAATCTCGCGTCTCTTTTGGGTGTTGACGTAGATGACCTCAGTGAAACATGGGAAAATCCAGTACCAGAAGACAACAGTTCTGACATCTGGAACGCGTATGAATGCCTACGACTTCAAGTGATTGCACACTCGCGCGTAAGTGCGGTGTAAACCGTGAATATAAAGCCAAAAATTCCACTGAAGTTGCCAATTATTGAATTTGCAATTTCAACTGGAAAATATAAAATATGCCCGGACGAAGATCCCGCTTACCCCCACATTAGTGAGCCAATCCACAACCCGTCAAGAAACGATCAGGTTATACACTGGGTACCAAACCAGTTTTCTTTTCAACTTGCAGACGGCGCTGCGTTTTTTTGCGAGCTGCTGCAGAGTGGAGATCCTTCTGAGCCGTGGACTGTTACCCCAGAAATAGACATGCCAGAGGATGAAATGTATGAAGAGAACTAGATCTCAAACAGAAGCGGCTCTTTACAATCCGCAAAGTGACCTAGAAAGAGTAGACTATAAGCTTGCTGTTATTTGCATTTTAGCAGGAATTACAGAAGACAACCTAGATCTAATTACAATAGACGACATAGTTAGTGGTTTAAGAAACAACTTTCACTACTCTTCTCCTTCAGCAGTGTCTCGTTCTCACTCTGCAATCGACTTTTTAAGAACCGAGAACTACCATCTTGTCACCTCAGCTCGCAGGTACTGGTGGCACCGACAGATCATTAAAGGAGTTATTGCTCGTGGATAACACAATCTTAAGAATGTCTCTGGTGTCGGAGTTTTTGTCTTCTACAATGCTTGACAGCGGAACATTTGGAGACGACTTTGGCCAGGCGCAGAGCGAAGCCGCAACAGCTATTTTGAATGAAAGAGCTGCATACAGCGTTGATAAAAGAATTGTTGCTGTCGGCGGCGGAGGCAATGGAGAGATTTTTTTGTATGATCTTTTCAAGGACGCAGAAAACGAATGGTTCTCTTTGCTTAAGCGTGTTAGCGCGTCTGTAGAGTCTTTTTTACTTGCAAAGAATCCAAAAAGAATACTAAGCTCTGTCCCCGGAACTCCAGCGGGGTTGTATTCGTGGGCACACAACGAACCCTCCGCTGCGCCTTATTTCACGTTTATGAATAACACGTTCTTAGACGCTTTCGAACAGCACATGTACGGCGTACATGGCCAGTACACCATTGACGACTACGACGTCATAGACTACGCAGATCTAGAAAACGGTATTTCAGAATCTGAAAAATTTGACATGATCGTTCTAATGGTGTGGGATATTTTGGGAGAGCCAGACCTTCTTAAGAAATATGTTGATTCACTTGCCCCTGGCGGAATTCTTCATATCGCGTCTACCAATGACTCTACACGTATTTACAGAAACTCGTATCACTCTCATCCGCACACGGAATTGCATAAGGTTCTAAAAACTCTCGATGGACATACGTTCCATGTTTCAGAGTTTTACGGATACACTGTCTTTATTAAAAACGCGGCTACAGCATAGGGTGATTTATCACTGACCGCAAATAGTCAAGTGTCAAATCAAATATAAGTATAAGCCTGTCATGTGTCCCACTGTGTGCGACACTATGCGGGTAGGTTCCTCCGTCTTTAAAGGCTAGAAGTTCTCCTTCTTTCCAAGTCCGCTTGTCTGGCCCTACAGTTATTTCGCATAGAGGATCGCACACCAAACCAAGATGAACTCTCATTAGATTGCTGTCGCCTCTATGCGGAGCGATCACTGTGCCTGGGCTGACTACGCTAAACACTCCATTAAACATGTGCCCAGCGTCTTCAAGCGGTTTTGCGATTTTATGAATTGTTGGAAGCACAGAAGCCACAGACGAAACAACGTCACTTAGCTCTATCCCAACGGTCTTTTTGACATACTTTGCAATAAACGGACCGCCAAGAGAAGTCATAGCATCGTCAGTTTTTATTCCGGCGGTAGCTACTTTCCATGAGTTTCCAGAATATACTTTTATTTTTTCTCCCGGCCTGCCGAGATCTTCTACTTCTATAGCTGGATACGAGATCAGAAAATCAGAGTTAATTGCAAGGTACTCACGAGCTTCTTTAAGAATCTGCCTCCAGTTTTCTTTAAAAGCGACACACACTGGCAGATCGGCAATTACGTCTTCCCAAAAAGCAGGTTCTTTCATGAATGCATATTATCTTGCTTCATTATTTTTTGCTACGACTAATGATACTATTGCTAGCATGAGTAGCGTTGAGCATTTGGGCGGCGGAACAGTTGTATTTAGAAATGCAATCGAAGTGCCGCAGCACGTAGTTATTCCCCACCTTGAGCAGCTTAAAGAAGAGGCTCGAAGCCAAATGTTTACCATTATCAAAGACGAAAACGGTAAGCCACTTCACGCAGTCAATCAAGGCGGATTCATTTACGATCTTGAAAAAACAAGTAAAGCACCAGTGAGAATGATGAACCTAGATCACCCATTCTTCACTGAGTGTGAAAAAGCCTTGTACGCAGCGCTGCTGCAATACATCGAGATGTTTCCAGCCATTCTTCAGTCGCTATGGTGGAGAAGTGAGGGTCATATCTTGGCCTACGACAAAGGCGGCGCCTTGGGATTTCACTCTGACAATGATGTCAATTACCGCTACGGCGCTGTTCCACCAACAGAACACGCAACACGCAATGTGCTAAGTGCGCTTATCTATTTTAATGACTGTGTTGATGAAGGCGAAAAAGAAGCTCCGTACTCTTTTTCTGGTGGTCATATGACAGTTCCATACTTTGATGTCGACATCAAGCCACGCACAGGGGATATCTGCATGATGCCAGCAAACTACATTGGCGCTCATGAAATCCTAGAAGTAACACGCGGGACACGTTACTCGTATCTTGGTTGGTTTGCCCAGGGATCAGAAGACGAAAAGCGCGGTGTCAATCCCCAGCATGAAAAAAGTTCTTCTGCCATTGGCGGTCAGTATTGGATGAAGACAATTATTGAAGACTACGAGCAATACATTGTTGAAAAATACCCAGACGCTAGCACTAGACCGTCGCACTTGCTTGCAGTGTCAAATAGACAAAAAGATCACGTAAAGTGAAGTTCAATGACGCAGCTCCAGAGCACTTAGGTGGCGGTGTCGTCATCTTTAGAGGCGCGCTCGATTGGCACTGCGAAACCGTAATCAACTGGGTCGAGCGTGAACTACAAGCAGAGCAGTCTCAGATGTATACAAAGGCTATTAATCCAGAGACTGGAAAAGAATCTTTTTTAAATAAAAGTGGCTACTACTTTGACCTTGACACAGTCGAACAAATGCCACGTCGCGCATCGCAAATGCATACAACAAATGATGGCGAGTTTAGAGGCTTTTTAGATTTTCTTGAAGACTCTCGAGATAAGTATCTCTTAAAGTATTTAACCTTGTTTCCAATGGCTTACAAAAATATTTGGTGGAAAGTCAAAGGACACGTTGTTTCATATAAGCGCGGTGTGTATCTTGGCGCGCATTCTGATACAAGTGCTGACTATGTTTATGGCTTACCAGAACCTGGTGATCAACTAGCCACGCGCAATACAACGACCGTGCTTATGTATCTAAATGACTGTGTAGACACAGACGACCAAGTCACTAGTACTTCTTTTTGCGGCGGACATCATTACTTCAACTACTTAGACATTGAAATTCAACCTAAGCGTGGAGACGTCTTGATGTTCCCGTCAAACTATATGGCGACACACGAGGTTAAGCCAGTTAGCTCTGGAGTGCGCTACTCGTATCTAGGTTGGTATTCTCACGGCACACCAAACACTGCCGTCAACGAAAGCGTCACTGATCCGAACAAAGATCCTGACGTGTCTAGAACTGCAACAAACGTGTACATGCCAACGCTTAGAAACGACTTCGTCCGTCTAATAAAGAATAGTGGTATAACATTGTCAATTCCAGGTTTTTCATTTGAGGAGTACAATGCAAATTAGCAATCTTGGAAATGGAATTGTTCTCTTTAAGAACGCTATAGACATCGATGACGCGCTGATTGAAAAGTACATGGGGTACTTAAACAGCAGAAAAGAACAACACTTCTTCGACAAAGATGACACTGTAGTCAATTCATCTGGATATGAGTTTGACCGAAAGTCGATCGACATCGCACCAGGACGATTTGTAGAGACTGTCGTCGACGATACTCCGCAGCACTTTGTTGACTTTTCACAAGCGTGCGAAGACGCTCTGTATAGATGCATTGTTGAGTATTGCAAAATCTTTCCAGTAGTAATAGAAGCCATCGCTTGGAGAACTAAAGGCCACATTGCTACGTATTCAGACGGACAAAATATCGGGTGCCATTCAGATTCTGCAATACCACTTGACGAAAACTACAAGCCGATAAATCAGATGCCACTGCATAACACAGTGACCGCGGGACTTTCGTGGTCTAGTAACTACGAGGGCGGAGATCTTTACTTTAGAATGTGGGACGTATCTATAAGACTGGAGGCAGGAGACATTGTGATGTACCCATCAACGTACTTAGGTGCACACGAAGTAACACCAGTTACAGCAGGCGAGCGTGTAGTATATCTACAATGGTTTTGCCACGGCGACACTGGTCAATTGCAAAGCCCAAGCGAAACCCCAAACACTGTAAGAAGTCCGCACACATGGCTTTTAAACCTAAAAAAAGACGTCGGGCAAGAATACTTGTATCAAAATAAAGTAACGAACTTTTAGGAGAAAAAAATGAGCAGCAACGATACCTATTCATCGGTCTACGACATTCCCATCAAAGGCGTAGATGGAGAAGACAATTTCTTAGAACAGTTTCGCGGGCGTGTCACATTGTTTATCAACACAACAGGCAGCTGCGGAAACGCGCCACAGTTCGGGATTATTGAACAGCTATACCAAGACTATAAAGACCGCGGATTTCAAGTAGTCGCTATTCCTACGAATGACTACTGCGGAGCTAAGGTGACTTATGGTGAATACGAAAACGGTATCGAAAACGGTAAGGTATCTGAAGAGTACGCACGCCGTGAGTGGAACGTGACGTATCCTTTCACTGAACTAATAGTCTCGCGTGAAGACCGTGACAACGAAAATACTGGCCGTAAAATTCATCAAATTTACGACTTCCTCAATCCTGACGGAGAAAGTGCTCCGATCAATGGCAACTTTGAAAAGTTTGTTGTCGACAAGTACGGCAAAAGAATCGCACGACTTGCCAATGGATTGTTGCTAAATTACGCCTACGAAAGCGGATACTGCGACCCAGCCGACGTCGAGCTAGACAGACTTCGAAAAATAATTGAAAAAGCTTTAGACGAAGAATACGTTAAGCATTAAAATTTAGCGTAGCAAGTTTGCCACGCATACACCCAATAACAAAAATAGGAAAACCACAATGGACATCGACGTACAAGCAGTCATTAACGACCTTCTCGAACAAAATAAGCAACTAACACTGCAACTCGCCGTTGCACGCGCAACGATTAGTCAGCTTCAGGCTCAGGATCAGACGCCGGTAGAGGCGGAGTAAACCCTTTAGAAGTCTTAGACTTTTTTGCTGCTTTACTTGCGTGATACGCATTTACCGCATTTGCACTAGTGCGACTGCGCCAAGTGAACTCACATTCACTACAAACAACAAGCTTCATTGTTGTCCATCGGCCACCCTCGGGCGAGTCAGCTACGACAACGCTAAGCTTAGCTGGTCGTGCACCACAGTACGGGCAGTTTGGAAAACGTTGACGACGTATTTCCTGCCCTGTGTGAGAAACTGAAAGCGCACGACGAATTTCTGATTCGTCTTTGCCTCCCCAAATTCCCCAGATTTGTTTATTGTCCAATGCCCATTTAAGACACGTACGACGCTGCGGGCATGTAAAACATAAGTTTTTTGCGTCATATTTTTCAGCGGGCACATTTGAGTAGAAAAACTTAGCCATCCATTTGTTTTTTGGTTGGCGACACGCGGCATCCTCGTGCCAGCTCATATCGCCAAATTTAGACGCCATTAAAACGACACCCAGGTAATTTCAAGAACTTCGTCTACTTCGTCGCCCTCGCGGGTTTCTCCAGTTTCATCACAAACTGCTAAATGAATGTCCCCGTCTACGAATCCTGCATAGCCACAAGTGACAATTGCTCGATCGACAAGCTTATATCCGTCGCCGAGCGTAACTGCAGAACCGTCTCTCTGAAAGGCAGAAGCTAGCGCTCGGCTAACTACTTCATGTTCGATGTCGACATAACCTTCTGTAAAGAAGACAGGTTCCGATGAATCTACATCTAGACCATCACCCGTCCACTCAGACCACAAGCATTCGCCGGTTCTAAGATCCCGCATTGTAACGGTAATTATACACTATGTCTATAAAATTCTGGGGTGTTTTTGCGGCTTTATCGTGGAAATACACCTGTACGGGCTAAGTGCCCTTAGAAGCCTTCTCAGTGCTTCTCTGAAAGTCTTACGCGGCGACTACAAAGCCATCTTGGTGAGGCCAGAGATAGTCATAGGTGGGTGGGGCAAACCCAGGATCTTCGGCCCAATTAAACTGGCGATACCACTCGTAGTTTTTGCAAAGAAGCGCGGTCCTGTGCGTTGAACACAAGTCAGAAAAATACTGCTGGTCTTGCATCCAAGACGGCAATGTAAGTTCTGAAGAAATACGCCCAAGATCTACAGCACGATCATACGTACGGTAAGTCTTTTCGAGCAGCGTTGACTTGTATCCGCGTGAACGCCATTCGAAGTACGTGGCAGAAATGTAAGAAACAAGTAGCGTTTCATGGCCTCGCCACATTTTGACAACAGGGTGATTAGACCAACCTTTAGGCTTTCGATCGTTACCTTCGGGATCTAGCTCGCACATCGTGAGAAGACACTGCCAGGCTTCTAAGGTCTGCTTATGTAAACGCTTGTTGTCAATGTGGTGTGAGGTAAGCTCGAACGAATCGGTGCTTGTGAGAAATGATTGCATATTCTGTCCTTTTGTCGTTAATGGCCATTATATCAACGGACGGGCAGAAAATTAAAATCTACTTCTTGACGCGCTTGGAAAACTTGTTTGGGTACCACTTATTGGCTGCGTAATGGCGGGTAAATCCCTTATCAGTGTCGATTAACCATTCACGGTCCCCAATGAGTTCGCCCTGAGGACCATTTGGTTGCCCTGCTAGCGCAGCGACTACAGTGTCACCAATCCATCTTCCTGCCTGAGCGGGAACGGCTTTACCCCACGTTGCGCTCAATGCTGAGTACCCGCGAGCGTCTTTAAACTCCCAGTTGTCTGGAAGACCTTGAATACGAGCAGCTTCACGATGAGTAATGAGGCGCGCTTGCGTTGGATGGACAGTGTGATCAAGTCCACCGCCAGTAAGAACATGGCACCAAGAATTACCGTCCCAGCGGGATGGCATCGAGTAGCCCATCTTGAAATCATTGGCAAGATACTTTTCTTCGTAAGAAGCCCATGCCTGTGGAAACTTGCCACCGTTTTCATTAACAGCTTTGCGTAGCATATCGTCCATAGTCATAGATACGCCCCAACCGTCTGCACCAAGAATATCAAAGATTTCTTTGACGCGATTTGAGTTCGATGTTTCTTTTGACATGTGACCGTCAACAACACCACTCTGATTGCGAAGACCTTGCACAAACGATGAACCTTGGCCGCTGTACTTTTGTGCATTCCATGTAATTTCCATATGCTCAAGATCGCCAATAACGTCCATAAGCGTAGGCATTACTTCAGGCGCGTGCGCAACTGCGCCAAACGGCATTCCTTGCTCAACAGCAGTCCAGAAATAGCGAGCACGGTACGAGAATCCACCAACTTGAAGGTTGTTCATTTTGACGTGATACAGGTCGTATTTCTTGCCAGACAGTTCTTCGACCATGTCGCGATACTTAACCATTGTGTCACGTCCCTGCGTGTAAGCCTGTTGCACACATTCGAAGACGATCATTTTGGGTTTTACTCTAGCCGCGTACCGCATAAACGCACGCGTGTGTTCGTGTGCTGCTGCGTCAGGCCCGCGGTTAACAGTGCCGGACCATACAGACCAACCAGAGCACGGTGGGCAACCCATAACTACGTCTGCTTGTTCGATCGGCCATTCTTCATCATCACTTGAAAAAAATGAGTCCCATTTGTTGCCAAGATGATGACGATTGAGTTCAGCAACCCGATTCCCAAAGTCTAGCGTTCCTGTGCGAAGTGACATTTCCATACCAGCGTTTACAAAGCCGTAGCTCATAAACCCTGCAAGTCCGTTACAGTCAATAAATGTCGGTTTTGACATTGCTTTACCTACCTTCAGTCAGTGTAGCAAGAATGTCATTGTAACACGCTAATGTTACTTACCAGCGGCCTTTTCGCCTACTTCAAACCCACAAGCGGCGTAACCAACAATGTCAGTCCATGTGTCAGCTTGGAATCCAGACTTGTTTGCATAACGCGCAACCTTGAGTCCAACCATCATCATCGCAACGTCTTCTGCTGTAACTTCAATGCCAAGAATTACTGACCAGATTTTTGCAATGCGTGTGAAGTTGTCTTCAGGTCCACCGTACTGCGCGTCGCGTTGACCGGAAATAATTACACCGGCTTCGTCAAGAACACGCTGGCGTGCAGCGATTTTATTCTTATCAGTCATTTGTTTCAATCCTTACGCGCGCAAACACAACACCTTTGTATTCGTGCGTTGCATGTTGCTGCACCGATATCTCCGTATCGTGAGGAAGAACAGCCTCTGGGTTGCCAGTAAAGTCCTGCCAGTGTTTCGTGGCGTCAGCGACGATTGCGGACATTGTCGCGCCGTACGCTTCAAGTTCTACTGCGATTCTCATTCTTCTACTCTTTTCTCTAAAACGATTGCTGGGTAATACGTCTTTGGAAGTTCTGGCTTGCGGTCGTCAATAGACTTGACAACGATGTCCCCACTGCGAGTACTAAGCACTTCACATATGCGCCCGTTGTGCATTTCTCCAGTACCTTTATCGAACGAATCGTCTTTTACACGAACTGTATCTCCAGGCTTGACGTTACTTACATGGGCTTGAATCCACATAATCATTAGTCTGTCTTTTGCTTAAATGGGCAGCCGACAACAATACATGCGTCAGTATCGTAGTCGTCCAAAGCACGCACGCACAGCGTGCACTTCATACCTTCATCGAGAACACGATAACCGTTCTTTTGACGATCAGCATTTTTTTGCATTTTTTTAAGATACTCGGCATCGAGCTCTTCATCAGTAGCATCTACTGCACAGAGAATGTTTGCAACAAAATGAAGAACGTCAACGCATTCCTTGAGAACCTCATGACGATCTGCGTACGGGTCATCGTGCTGCCAAGGCTTCCAAGAAATAGCTTGACGGACTTCAGCAAGTTCGTCGTCAATAGCAAGCATGTTCCAGCGAATGTACTCAATCAAAGTATTGAGGTTCTCATGTTCAGTTCCTTGAAACTTGCTGTAGTCGATGTTATACGCTTCCGTTTGAAGACGACGCGTTTGCGTGAGCCACTGATTGAATAATGTTCCCATGTTTAACTCCTTACGAGTTCTTGTAATTGTATAGTTATGTCTTTTTGTTTCAACAGACTCTGAATATATTGAATCTTCTGAGTAACCGCTAGTTCATACTGGTCGATCGGTGTCATTTCATCGATACCACTTGCCAGATGATCCCATGCGTTTCCGATGACGCGACTTGCACGCCAGTCAGTCGCAATAGGAGTAGAAGCGTTGAGTGCGTGTGAAAACGCAATCGACCACCAAGTCATCTTGTCTCCGTGAGGACCAACCAATGCACCCGTGCTTGAACTCATTGCGTTGTACAAATCATCGCTAGTGCGAATCTTATGTTCACGGGTAGACAGACCCGGGGTTGCAAGTGTTTGAAGAGTGTCTTTTGTCCACTTAGTCGAATCGTTTTCTACAACCCAACGCTTAGTGCGCGCTGAGTTGAAGTTCGTTTCGTTGCTAACTAGCAATGAATCTACATACACTGCAGTCATCGACCTAGCCGCATTCTCCGGTACGCCAGCAAACTCTGACGGATTACCGTTCCACGGCAATGCAGGGAATAGCGTAGTCGGCCATTGAGAGGTCCCGAGAGACGTGATTGCTTGAACAACGCGGTCTCGTTCACTAGAGTTTTCTGTCACCGTCTTGTACCCTTTTCGCTTCGCGTAAAACGACTTGAAAAGCGTGTGATCGTTTTTCTCAATAGCTCTAATATTAGCAAATATTTTCCACGGCTCCGGAGCGTCAATAAACAATGTGAGCTTGTCACTTCCGGATAGTCTTGAAATAATAGACAATGCGCCGTACGTGCCGTTTGCAGTTACACTAAGAGGTGGTGCAACACCAACAAGCACGTGCGAGTACTGCGAAAGGATCGCATCGTCCCACGCTGTTGATGGTTCTGTGAAGTCTACGTCGTAGCCTAGCTTCATGAGAACCTGCGTTAGTATTCCTGCAAATGACAACGAACGAGTAGCAACCGCAGGCGAGTATTGCTGGGCCGTCATACCAGTTATTAGTATTTTTGGCTTCATTAAATATGCCGTTTCGTTAAGCGTCAAGACTGTCAATCATCGCCTGTGCCGTTTTTGCTGGTGAGTTCATATCACGCAGTAGCGCACGGTTATACTTGGCGATTTCAAGACGTTCTGCGTCTGGGATTTCAAGCGACTCTTTTACTGATTCAGCGATCCGTTTTGCAAGTTCAATACCGTCGGCATGAATAAGCTTGGCGTGAGTCGGTGACTTAGTGTAGTAATCAATAATGTTCATTTTGAACTCAGGGTCAGACAAGTGCTTCGGTGTAACGCACATTGCACCGGCTTCAAGAGCTTCCATCGTCGTGAACTCACAGTGTCCGCTTGAGAAGTTGCCTGCTGTTAAGTTAAGGTGTACACGGAAACGTGAGTTCACCTCTACTGGATCAAAATAGTTACCTAGATAACTAATTGCTGGACCGTTAGGAACCTTAAGATCCCAGTGGTATGGCGTAATGACGTTACCGTCTTCGTCAAATCCGGGCCTGCCAATGTTCTCTTCTTTAATAACTGCGTGACGTTTGCCAACAGCACCAAAATGATCTTTGAGTTGTTCATACACCAAATATGTTGGTGATGGCCCAAGACCAACAGAGCAAGAACCCCAGAGTTCCATTGTGATGTTTTCTGGCAAAAACGCACCTGCAACGGCTGCAAGCGGTTGTCCCTTGTTGTAAACAAAGCGACCAGTGACACCGACGACATCTGTCATTGGGATTGGATCATTGATTTCGTGCCGTGGCAAGTATGGAAGACGAGTACGCACCCACTTGATCGACGAGAAGTAGTCGTTTGCATCACCTTCAGGATTGTCACGTGTTGTAACAAACGCATTAGCGCGTGAAGGCGACTCTAGCAAATCTTTAACGAATGGAATTTCGCTCTGAATATACGGAGTACCATGAAGTGCTGTTGTCCAGCGCGTCTTCGTTTTACGCAATGCATCAACGTAATCTGGGAGCACGCCTTCGCCAGTTTTTGTAGCTGCCTTGTCGTGCGCGAGAACGCGGATTTCTGGAAGAACAACGAGATCATATGTGTCGAGTAACTCAACAAGATGAGATGTCTTTACAACGACGTCAGGTGCGGTGCCCCACCAGCGACCGCCATGCTGGGCTTTGCCCCAGGACACGCGGGTCTTTCCACTTTTTGTGTATGAAACAACTTGGCAATCATGCCCAAGCTGTAAGAAACCTTCTCGAAGGTTGAATGCGAAACGAGTCGGACCTTTTACTGATGGTTCCGGCTCAAGAATTGCGACGCGCATTGATTATCTCCTACGTCTTTAGTGTGTGTTGATACGTGCATAGTACCATGAAAGACTAAGAAGCGGCGCGATCATCTTTCGACAATCGCGCCACTTCCTAACTTTTAGTTATTCCGTTATCAGAACGGAGCTGCGGGAGCAGCAGGAGCAGGCGCTGCTTCAGCAACTGGTGCTGGAGCAGGAGCAGGCGCTGCGGCTGGAGCAGGAGCAGGTGCGGGAGCAGGTGCGGCTGCAGCTACTGGTGCAGCGGCAGCGGGTGCTGCAGTTGCGCCAACAACGCTGTAGTACGTCTTGATCTCGTTCTTCTTCTGACCTTGCCAGGTACGTGAACCAACCTGTGCACGGAATGAACGACCACGAAGAGCCTGTTCAATCTGGGCGTTGCTCGGGTTTGTTGCGAAGAAATCGCGGTTCAAACCGAGAGCGTTCATCTTGCGGAAGAAGATGCCCAGTGCTGTTGGGTTGTCGCTGGAAACAACGAGGTTGTCCCAAACAAGACGCTTTGCGTGTGCGCCTACCTGGACCTGTGCCTTGACAGCGAACATAGTCTTGCCTGACTGTGAAACCTTTGCTACGGCTTCAATGATTTGCAGTTCGTAGTCACCGTCCGGCAACGGATCGTAACTGCCAACTTCGCCGGCGTCTTTTACAAGATCGCCCCAATTAAGTGTACTCATAATGATTACCTGTCTTTCTGTTATTGCTTTTTAGCTTTTGGTTCTGGCCGTGGGCCAAACACGATGTCAAGCATACGCTCAACACCGAGATCTTGTTGTTCTACGATTTTTCCAAGGCGACCTTGAACACGCTCACCGGCTTCGTACTGTGCTGTACGCTCGACGTACATACGACGTGCCTTGAACGGCGCTTGTGTTGGGTCTGGGTTTGGAAATTCTTCAACGCTGAGCGCGCCAAGAATATCGTAGAAGTATGGTGCTTGGATTGCAAGCTGTCCTTGAAGGTAAGGACGGTAACGACCGTCTTGACCTTGACGAGCCATTGCTGTAAGAATGACTGCCTCGAGAGGATTTGTTGCATGCATTGTCAAGTCGCGAAGGTCACGAAGCAGCGCACCCATGTGACGGAGAAGTTCTCCCCACTGTTGCATTTGCATCTGGTTTTTACCGGCGATCGTATCGACGCACTTAACCTGGAGTTCAGACACCGAGTCAATAATCAATGACTTGAAATGGTGCTTGCCAATTTGCAACCACTGATACGCCTTGAGAACGGTGTCGTAGTCTGTGACGTTGACAACGCATGTATCCCAAGTGCCATCAGCGATTGGTGGCTCCTCGCGTAGTGGATCCCAATACTTAACGTTAATTGGCAGGAACCTGTGTCCGCCTTCAACGTCAAGCATGAGACGTGGATATGGTGCTGTGACGGCGAAGGTTGATTTACCAACCTTTGACTCGCCATAGACCATGATAGTTAGTGAACGTTGTACTTCTGACATGTCATTCATTTCCTTTCATCTCTGTTGTTTTGTAGTATGCATACGGATCATCGATCGTATACAGTTCGCTAATTGCGTGCTCGGCGGCGCTGCCGTCGTCAAACAGTGGACATATAGCGAAAAATTGGCACTTCCATTTGCAATCACGACTTGGACGTGGATACGCCACGAAAAAGTGATCGGCGCCGTTGTCGAGAGCCTCGCGGACTCCCATAAGATCTGCGACTGTGCCGCTGATTCTGCTCCAGAAAGAACGGAGCGCGAATTGGTTATGGCGAACTTCCATTTGCTCATAGAACGGTGGCTTAGCGTTTGCTGTACGCTTTACCTTTTTAAGCATTGTAAAGATGCCGCCTTCCGAACGTTCACCGTCTTTATTTTGCGCAGCTTCGAGAAGCATGTACGTAAGGATTTGCTCGTTCATGTGGGCAAGCGATGCAAACTCTGTAAACGAGCCACCGACTGTTTTGAAGTCGCGGAACATGCGAACGCCGTCAGCCTTACGACGGACACGCATATCGAGCTTGCCTTGGAGTTCAACTTTCCCGTCGAGCATCGGCATCGAGATAATTTCTTCCGTTGAGATCATTTCAAGCTCTGCGTCAATACCGTTCTCGTCTACCCAATCAAGATAACCTTCGAGCATGATGCGTCCGAGTTCAGCCTCGCTATCCAAGTCCATTGTGTCACGGAATTGCTCAAGCAAGGTGTGCTTGTCTTTTTGTACTAACTGACTGTGTGCTTCGAGAAGCGGCATACCAGTCGAGTAGTACATATCGAGCGCTTCGTGAATACGAGAACCTAGAGCTAGCGCGCCAGTGTAGTTTGTTGTCTGCGGTTGAAGCCTGCGGTAGTAGTTTAGCCACCACTTACGTCGGCAGTCTTTGAATGTCTGAAGTTCCGAGTTAGAGATCCGTATTGGACCGCGTATAGAAACTTCGACTGGAGTAATGTCTGTCACAGTGTCCCTGCCTTATCATCTGTAAGCATCCTGAGAAGTTGATGCTTATCGTGAACGATGTTTTCGAAGTTATCAGCCTTGCCTTCAAGAACTTGAATAACTCGCTCCTCAATCGTTCCTTCAGTAACGTAGTCCATGATCACAACTGAATCGTGGATTTCGCTACCAATGCGGTGTACTCGGTCAAGCGCTTGCTTATAGTCAACGAGCGACCACGGGCGTTGCAGCATTACGAGACGACGTGCTGCCGTAAGAGTAATGCCAACGCCGCCTGCTTGAGCAGTAAACAAAACCCACTTTATTTTGCCAGCCTGGAAATCATCAACGGCTTTTTGGCGTTCATCTTCATCTTGCGCGCCTGTAATAAGACCATGAGGAATCTTTGCCTTAGTCATTGCTGCGCTGAGAAGTTCAATGAGCTGACGGGACACTGCGCAGACCGCAACAGAATCTTCACCAAAGTCACCGCTACTAATGTCATTCATTAGCGCATCGACCTTACATGATGGTTCAGCAAGCACTGTCTGCATTTCACCTGTAAGCTCGTCAATCGTGATTTCAGCGTATGAACTAGCGAACTGAAGAAGACGTGTTGTCTGTGTTAAAGGACTTGGAGCTACGAGTGCTCCGCCACCTTCGAGTTCGGCAATCATTACATCACGCATTTGCTTATATACTTTTGCCTGCTTCGTAGACATTTCAACATCGCGGCGTTCTTTGAGGACTGGCGGCAACCAAGGCAGCACGCGTGCTTTGAGCATTCGGCGCATGCGAGGGTTTACTGTTGCGTAAAACTCGTCATTCATGTGGGGCTTTACGCCAAGGACCATCATGCCGCCGAACGCATTAAGCATCGTGTCAATCATGCGATCGATCCAACGTGTTTTGCTTGGCCATTCAGTTGGCGATAGCCAATGAAGAATTGACCAAAGATCAAGAACGTTGTTAGCAATGGGCGTACCTGTTAGAGCGTATCTAATGTCTGCATCGCCAGTTGCTGCCCACAATGCACGAGTCTGCTTAGACTTAGGATCTTTCGAGCGGTGAATTTCGTCAGCTACGACAGCTTTAAAATCGATTGTATTGAGTTCACGCACGTGAACCTCGCAACGATTTTCTGTGACTTTCTCATCGTGACCACCGCATTCAACGCAGCGAGCCAGTGCTACTGAACCATAAGACGCAAGACGCGAATGCGAGCGCAGGGATTCCCAGTTAATGACGTAAACGTCAGCCTCTGTTTCAAACTGCTTGCGGCGTTGGCCAGCGGAACCGCTGATTACTTGTACGTGAACATCGGGCCACCACATTCCAAACTCACGGGACCAGTTTTTCTTGAGCGTATTTGGGCAGGCAACGAGAGCTGGGAATACTTCTTCACCGCTGTCTTTTAGCTTTTTGAGAGCGCGAATAGTCTGGGCTGTTTTACCGAGACCTGGCTCATCTGCCAGAAGCGCGCGACGGGCCGTAGAAAGGAACGCAACGCCGGCTCGCTGATGCGGGAAAAGATCCTCGTTATCGGGGTCCTCTAGGGCGTCTACGTCACGAAGATTATTAGCTGGGGTTACACGTGTATTGAGCTCGTTAGATGCCCAGGAGGTCAGGAGAGGGCCAATAGCAAGGTCATCTTTGAAGACTGATCGCAATGCAAGACAGGATGCCCAACTCAATGGCAAACGCCACGCTTGGTCCTTAGCACTCCAGGTTGCTCCGGGGATACTCTTGCATAATTCCTTGTAGCGCCACTCTGTTTCAATACGGATGTGCTCGCCTGTCTCGTTGAGCTCTACTTGTACTGGCACTTAATACCTCTCGTCGTTGTGTTGGTAGTCACTATATCAAGTACTAAGTAAGAAAACGTTATCGCTATAAGTTTTTCTTAGTATTTTTAGAATGCTTATTGTTGAAGCAGCCTTAAGGGCGTCCAACCGTTTTTTGCTAAATAAAGCAAACCATGACGAATTGCGTCCAAGGCGTGACCTTCGCCACCTTTATGCCAATATTCTAATTTCTTGATAGCTTCATTAGGGAACATACGCTTGGCGTCTGCTGGACTCTGGAACTTGAGGTTGTTTTCATCTATTCCAGCATCTCGCATAATCTGCTTAAGCGCGCCGATTTGTTCAAGTGAGTACGGCGCTTGCGAGTTGCGAACCGTTTGCGCGTTGATTGTAAATCGTTCACATACAATTTCAATAGGGATGTTTTCATCTTGCGCATTAGCGATGATCGCACGAATCGGTGCAGCAAACTCGTGTGGCTGGTACTCGCCAGCCATAATCATGTGTGGTTCTTCATTTATTGCATTATCAAAACCAAAACAAGAAATACCTGTTGCCTTGCCGGGATCAACCGCAAGAATAATACGTTTCATCAGTACTTATCTCCCCAGGTCTCCATTGGACCATCGATACCTGAGGTGAGCGGAACTGCCCAGCCTTCAGTTGTTGTCATGCATTCTTTAACTGTACGCATGATTTCTTCTGCGTCCTTACGGGGCGCATTGAGAACGATTTCGTCATGTACAGGAACAATCAGAAGTTCAGTAAGTTCAGCCTGATCAAGTTTTACGAGGTTGCTCTTAAATACTTCCGCTGCTCCGCCTTGGATCAAGTAGTTAACGAGTGTATACACACGGTTATCGTCACAAGGAATACGACGACCAGTCCACGTGTAAACGTAGCCCTGGCCTTCAGTCTTAAAGCGACGCATGCCGATATCTTCAATCTGTCGCTGAAAGTGCGACATGCCAGGAAAACGATTATCGAACGCGTCAGATGTACCTTTCATTTGAGCTTCGTGTACACCTGCTGTCATTGCTTGTTTAGCAACACCTGCACCGTAAAGACGACCGTAAATCATGCTCTTAATAAGTGCACGGCGCTTGTCACTCTTTGTCATTGTTGGATCACCGTATACTTCACGACCAATTTCAGTGAACGGATCAGATCCAGTAGAGTCAGCGAGGTTAAACATGTTTACAAGGTTTTCGTCTTGCGACAGACTTGCGAACATACGGAATTCAACCTGGTCAAGGTCGCTTGTCACAATGACGTGGTCTTCGTCCCTCGGGAGGAACGCGCGACGTACAACGTCATCACCCTTAGGCAACGTTTGAAGTGCTGGATTAGTAATCGACATGCGCGACGTACGAGCACCAAGTGTACGAATTGACGGATGCACTATCCCGTTAATTGACTCGGTAAGGAAGTTAGAGAAATACGTACTGGCAAGCTTAGCGGCTTTGCGCTGCTTGAGAACAGTATCTGCAAGATTAACGATTTCTTTATTGTCATTGAGCATCAGCATTTTCAACTGATCCTTAGTGCAAGACTTTTGTCCTGACGGAGTAAACTCTGTGATCTCTGCGCCAAGGCTTTCAAACAGACGCACTAGTTGCTGGTTACTTGTAATCGACGTTCCAGAGTATGTTTGCTTTGCCCAGGCCTTTACAGATTCTGTGTAGTCAGTTAGTTGATCGAACTTTTGCTTAGAGTACTCAAGGTCAACGCGTGCGCCGTTAATTTCCATGCGTGTAGCAATACGACGTACAGCCATTTCGAGTTCGTACGGTTTATTGTACGGTCCGCCAGGGCCACACTTTTCATAGAATTGTTCCCACAGACGAGTTGTCAATACACAGTCCAACGCACCGTATGACCAATACGGCTGGAAGTTGATGGGAACGGTTCCCCATGTCCAGCCGTTCTTGGCAAGCTCAGTGTCAAGCGTTTCCTGTAATGCGACCGCGCGACTATCAACGTGTAGTGCAGCAAGACGCTTTAGAGCGCCTGATCCCAATGGATCGATGATGTGCGCCATGATCATTGTGTCATGTGCACGATGCCAAGGCATTTCCCAACGGGACTGCACTGCAAACCAGCGAGCTTCGAACGCGATGTTGTGACAAATAATAGGACCATCGAACTTATCCATGCCTTCATAAAAGACACCTTTCCATTCGTCCCACGGAATTGACCAACCTTGCATGCCGTCACCAACCTGTACGAGACGGAGACGTCCGTGCCAAGGCGAAAACGCATGATCACGTGGGTTGCCCGGTAGCTCGCCTGTTTCAGTGTCTACTGAAAGTGCGTTATGCGGGCGACGTTCACTAAGCCATGCGAGAAACTCATTTGCTTTTTGAGCGTTGTCCACCAGGTGGAGTTTTACATCTGAGAGATCAGCAGTCGACATTTTCGTCCTTAATAATTGTCACTTCGATATTGCACTTGCGCAAGTAGTCTATGACTCCATACGGATCGCGATGCATGTCGGCTTTCTTTAGTCGACACACTACCTTAGCAAGGCCAGAGTTTGAGATTAGTTTGGCGCACTGCATGCACGGAGCGCTGACGATATAAATAGTTCCGCCTAAGCTACGTGAACGATCTACATAAAGCAAAGCGTTTGCTTCTGCGTGAATAGACGGGCACGCGTCGTAGAGATTGTCGAGCGGAGTTTTCCCTTGTGCGCGTTCACACCAGTTTATGCACTCGCCAGACTCTGGCCAATCAGCAGCTGGGCCGTTGTAACCAGTGGCAATAATATGTTGATCGTGAGAAACAATCACTGAGCCCATTTGTGCACGTGAGCATCTAGAGCGCTTCGCCACTATTTCGGCTACTGCGAGCCAGACTTCATCCCAGGAGGGTCGTGTATCGATCATTCATCGTCTTCTTCTGTGTCTTGTGTCATTGCTTCTGCGATTGTACCTGTCATAACCTTGGCGATCAGTTCAAGCGCATCGCGCCGGCTAAATCCAGCATCTTTGAGCGTGGTGAACAACTCATGCATTGAGGTTGCCGCCGCCTTGAGTGGCGACATTTGTTCAAACTCGTAATCATCGCTCATTAGAGACCTTTAGCCTTATTTTTTTCGATTGCCGTAATCATTGCGTCAGCGTACCAACGTGCATCGGCGCTAGTGTTGTAAATCGAAATCGTGCCGCTTGCTGCATCAAGTGCGGCCTTAGCAGAATCACGAATATCGTCCCAAGTTGATCCTGTGATTGTTGGAATAAGCGTAACTTCGTCTGTCTTTTTTAGGCTTTCAGCTGCGTCGTAGTGCTGTTCGTAAATATGCAATGAACCAACATGGTGAGCGTACTTGCCTGGCTCTATGCCGAGAACAGACGCCATAGCAATCTGAACACGAGTAAACTGGAAGAAGTCATATGCGGCGCCGAGCCACACGTCGTTTGATCGCATGTACACGCTCATGTTGAGCTTGTTGTTGCGAATACGGAACTGATGCAAAATTGTGCAAGGATAGTCACGCTTGTTTGGTTGGTTGTCGAGATTGGGGTTCCACAGTGTAATCACAGCCTGCCGCGTGTCGCTATCGTTGCGAAGCTTGTCAATAGCGAGCGGATACTGTTCGCGCGTACGCGGGCCGTACGCGCCATGAAAAATTCCGTCGCTTTCTGCGTAGTTGCGGAACTGCGGGCCAACGGCAACAATGAGATCATTGTAGCTTTCACCAGCCAAGAGCTGACATGCTTCTACGGCGCCAATACCTGGGACAGATCCACGACCAACCTTGAGAGGGAGCGTGTTGTACACGTCATTAATAAAAATAACAGCGTCTTCGATTTCACGGGTTTTCATTCCGCGAGGCGCCACTTCTTCGCCGTTGCTAAGGACGTGGCGGACGAGATCAACGTATCCGTTTGTACCGTTCTCGATTTCAATTACTGAAGCACTCATTTGGTTGTATTCTTTCTCTTGCTAATTTTTTCGATTTCTAAACCGTATTCATTTCGCTGGTCGCTAAAAATATGCTGCGGATCGTGAATAGTAACGTAGTCATTTACGTAAATTGTAGTCTTTAGGATGAAACGTTCTGCTGTTACGCCAAGAGCTGCGATCATGGGGCGACCAAGTTGCTTGTGCAAGTTTGATAGCTCATCCGGTGTTATGTGATTAGTTGTCACCATACCAACGTGCTTCCAAAGATTTTCAGGCAAAGACTCGAGAAGAAACTCACCGTCGCTTTCGGGAGTAGGAACAAACGGTAGATCAGTCTCACTAGCAAATAAGTCATGCTCGCTTCGATCGTTACCGACGATAAGAACCCGTGGGTTTATTGGGCCAATGTAGTTTGGATAAGCTCTAAGGAATTCAACGCGTTTTGCTGTAGCTTTTGCTACATCGATAATGTGACGTGCAAAGTACGGAAGACTATCAAAACCAGTGTTGCCCGGCATAATTGTTTCGGTGAGAACAGCGACCTTTGATGTTTCTACATACGCATTGTAAATCGCTTCAAGTTCTGACAAATCAATATAGTCATCACCTCGCTCGGCGACGCGCTCGCGAATTACATCGAGCTTTTGGGACAGCAAGAACTGTGTCATTCCGCGGGACTGCATGAATAGCTCTACCCAGCGCCAGCCTGCTTTGCCGAGAAGACCGTAGCCGTCGGTATTAGTGTGTGGGCGTTTAATTGGGGCATATGTGCGCTCTCCCCAGTGCCAGCGATCAGCGACGTGGGTAGATGCGTAGAGATCGATATTTTCTAGACTTGTCACGTATTCTTCAAGGAGACACTCGCGAGTTTCAATTGGCGGCTTGCCTTTGTGATGACTGGTAATCTGGAGATCTGGTTGCTGCTCGAGCAATTCAGTTTTAATTGCTTCAATTAATGAGCTCTTACCAGCGCCATCTGAGCCTTCAATAGCGATAAACATGTCGTACGTCTTTCTGTTCGAAGTTGATTATATCAGGGGATGAGTTCGATTTTGTAAACGGTCTCAATACCCTCATCTAAGCCCGAGGCGTCTTCGAGAAGTCGTTGCGCAACGTGCGTAAGGTAGCGAGCACCGCCGTTGTCGTACTTGTAGAGTGCTTCAAGTACTGCGTTCGGGTCTTCGCTTACCTGCGCCCAGTAGCGATTCTTTTCAGGAAAAACTACCCCAGCGGCAAACGATGGACGACAGTCGTCGCAAGGGACCACGTCGTTGCGGAGTTCATCTACCGATACTTCCTGCAGACCATAGCGCTTAACCAAGTGGCACGCTGCGCCGTGGTAAATAACCGAAATACCTACACGTGAAAGAACGTATGAACCGTTCTCTGTTTTATATAGTTCAAACTCAATCCAGCGGTTTGAGCCACGGCGCCATGAAGAGGACTTGCCGAGTAGCTTACCATTAAACTGCAACGTTCTTGAACCGTCTTTTACTTCGATCATGTAAGTGTCTCTCTATGATTACGTTTAGTGAAACTTTATCACGTATCGGATCTGTAAGTATTAAATACGAGACTCTAAATATTCAACTCTTTCAATAAGATTTTTTACTGCAGAAATTGTTATTGAAGGCATTGCCCCTTCTTTGTAAAAAATTAGAGGAAAATCATTAAACATTTCTTCTGTTACGTTTGGCCACTGTTGTTGAAACTCTGGCGTCATTTTATAAGTAGCCAGTGCTCTATCTGCTTCTTGGACTTCTTCTGCAACAAAACCATAATGTATGTCTAGGCTTTTTAGCGCTTTTTGCAATTCGCTATCATTTTCTTCTGGTTTCCAAGTATATTTCCTTGGTCTTAATTTTTTAATTAAGTTAATTGATTCTTCTCCAGTTATGTCTTCAATGTTGTCTTTCAATTCTCTTAATGAAGAAGGATCGCCATAATACTGAAGGCCATCTATTAAACCTATTCTGCAGTAGGTTGAACTAGAACTGTTACCTATATTCTTACTAAAAACAGTTCTAGATCCTGCGGGAGCATTTCCATCATCCGTGTCAGCATCTGGACCATAATTTTCTAAAATAATATCGCCAGCTACGGTTACGGCGTTCTGCGTTCTCTGCGTTTGAGTATTTCCTAGAAGACCGATCTGTCCACTAGCGGAACTAAGTCTCAAGTGCTGAGTTGAAACTGTAGTTTCAACGTTGACGTGCTCTCTTTGCCCTGTTCCTGTTAAGGGATTGCGCGGGTAACTTATTTCTAAATATCTGGCAGAGCTGCCTATTCTCACTTTATATTGCGAAGTGTTTTCTGATATAGTTCCAACACCGGAAAAAAGATACAGTGAACCGCCTGCGCTTGCCGGCGCGCCTCCTACACCGTCAGAGCGAATAATTAAACCTGGCTGAGTGCCTCCCACGGACCCGGTTGCAAAAATGTTGTTTGCAAAAACATCACCGTTCGTGTCAACCTTAAAGTTTGGAGTTGTTAGACTATTTTGTATAACGCGTCCCGTGAGCGTCCCGCCGGTGATTTTATCAGCATTGATTTCTGCTGCACTAATGCTCGCTGAGTTAATTCTCGCTGAGGTGATGACTCCTGCTGTAATGTTTCCAGCATCTATGTTTGAGACTGTAATGACGTTCGCGTCAATTGTTCCTGCTGTAATTTTGTTTGCATTGATGTTTGCAAGAGCTTCTCCACCAAGTTGAACCGCTACCCAGGCTCCGCCGAGGCGACGATGAATCTTGTTGTTTTGATCAGTTTCAAACCACAAGTCGCCATCTACATACGTTCCTCCGACTGGCGGTTCAGCATCTGAACGATAGATCTTATTCTTACCGTCTGCTGTCGCCTGTGCTGTGTCAGCAGCAGTCTGTGCATCGTCTGCCGCAGTAAACGCGTCGTCTGCTGTAGTCTGTGCGGTAGTTGCCGCAGTCTGTGCGGTAGTTGCCGCAGTCTCTGCAGACGTAATAGTGTTAGTGACTACTGGACTTAGTTCGGACGTGGTTATAGCCCCTTGCGCAATACTAGAGCCGACAACCGCGCGTGGTCCGAGTCTTGTACGAGTCGGGAGCTTTTGGAGTCGTCGTGTGCGACTTTCAAGACTGCTAATTCTGCGACCAATAGTACGCTTACTTCTTTTTAGATTACTGGCCAACTTTGTCAACCTCCCACTCGGTGATCAATCTAAGATCAACTTCTTCCGGAAATGATGGATTATCTGGAACTGAAACGCTGTATGACTCAATTTTGCGAACGATGATGTCGCTTCTAGGTTCAAGAGCACTTTCTAAACGTAGCTTGATAAAATCATCATTTATAATTACGCTGCACCAATCGCCAGGGCTGTATGAGCCAACCGTAGGTGCTAGCGAGCCGTTTACATTAATTTTTAAGTCAGATATCGGCGGTAAAAACTCTGACAAATATCGTGCTGCATAATCATATAAAACTTCTTCGTCAAATGAGTCACCGCGAGCTTCTTCTTGATCGAGTAGCGGCCAACCGGTCGAAAGAAATTCAGTCGCAGTTGCAGCGGAGTACGGCTGGCTTGCGTCCTGCCCAAGATCGCTGTCGTTCCCAACGATAAAGAATCGAGTTGCAGCGTCTTCTGCGGATTCATCTAAAGTAGCATTTGAAATATTGCCAGGGTACTCGAACACAAGGTTCTGCGCGCCGTACCTGGTGATCGGGGACACTTCGCCAGCTGCTGGAGGATCGGGGAAGTTAATAGGAATCAAAACAAATGTACGCTTAAAAGTCGAACTCGCTGTGTCGTAGCTGCAGTCAATGCGGTACTCAAAGCCGTCAATGATGTCCGAGTATTCATCGAGTTCTTCGCCAACTGATCTAAGCTCGTAGCCACGACGTGTCTTGTCTAGTGTGCTTACGTTTACTCCGCTATACTCGTCAGTGGAATAGTCAAGGCTAAAATCGGAGTTAGCCGGATACGAGCCCCATGTGCCGTATTCAATGTGAGGAGATATTGACGCTGACCCGTTGGGGCTGAGCGGCGTTAATGACTCAAGGACAGTTGTTGCCGGGACTGAAATACGAAAACCGTTACCAATAATAGGATCGCCGCTTACTACGCTGATAACTTGATGTAATCCGTTAAACGCTGCTGTGGTCCAAGATGGGTCGTCTACACCAGTTATTTGAACGTAGTCGCCAACTAAAAACGGCACGGCTGAAGATGTTTGAAGATAGCCTATGATAGCACCTTCGATGTCTGGATTAACTGCTGCTGTTCTAGAAATAATCGCGCGGGTCACTGGAGTAACAACAGCCGACGATACGTTACTTGCCGTTTTGTTGTAACTAATTGTATTGCTAGTTACCGTAGTGGCGGTGAATCTACCGTCAAACGTGGCATCAACGTTAAATACGTCAAATGATTGCCCAGGAATAACGTCGTGATTAGGTGACACTGTAATTTGCGCAACGTTACTAGTCAATGATTTATTTGTGACTGTATGAGTGTTAAAAACGCCTGGTTGAATTTCGTCATTTGGAAAATTTAAATTATTAAAGTCTACAAGCATTTCATCAAGCAATTTACGAACATAATCGAACGTATCGATTCTGACCATTACTGTCACATCAGAGTACGTTCCATTGGGCAAACCTGGGATATTAACCGAAAACGTTGTGTTAGTCGGCACGGGCGAAGTACGCACCGGCACGTTGCTGCTGTATTGAAAGTTGTCCAGTTCTAAGAATGAAACACGAATCGGAGCACCAGCTGTAAACGCAAAAGTTCCGTTCGTGATTGTAACGTTCGCCACTCCGCCAGAAGCAACAACTGTAGCTGAATAGTCGTGACTGTATGTTTTCCAAATGAGACGATGGTGCAAGTAACTAGTGAATTCAGAAGCGTTTACAGATAGCTCTCTGCTTTCGACTGAGTATGATCTACTCCAAATAAGTCCGCCCCACACGCACTCGTTGTTGCGAACAACGTACAGCGCGGTCTTGCCGGGCATAGTGCTTTCATACAGGTCATACGCCGCGGTCTTGTCGATAATGGGAATGTTCCCGCTAAACGACCCAGCGCTTTTAACTGCACGCTCGTAGCTTACGCCCTTAAACGGTAGTTCTGCAATTACTGCATTAGTAAGAAAGTCTGCAACAAAGTATCTATACTGTGCTACTAATGGGTCAAATGCTGGCATCTTGAAATCTCCGCGTCGCTGTGTTGACTAATACTAACCGATCCAACCAGACCTATAGTACACTTTCAATGATGCATCTGCTGTTGCGTCGCCTTCGTCAATAAACCGAATCGTGTTGTTTCCAGCAGCTAATGTGGTCCAGTCCGTCAGAGTGTCGATTTTCACTCGTGCGCCAGTGATAATTCCGTTAAGAGACACTTCGCGCTCATACGTATCTATTTCAAGAAAATCAGCGGCACGAGCGACTGTACCACTAGATCCGGTAGACGCGACGTTGCCGGCCGTCACATCGTAGCTTATTGTTGATGTTGTTGGTATCGCTACAACAGTCACTTCGCCGTTAAACGTAGAGTCAACGCCAGACACAGTGACAAGATCACCAACTACAATCGTATGAGTTGTCGAGAAAGTCAGCGTTGCTACATTGCCAGTTAATACTTTATTTGTCACTGTCCGCGTCTCTGCGCCACGCAGCGGTTCGATGATAGTAAGAAGTTCATCAGTTGCAACGTTATAAATAGTAGCATCGCCAACTGTTGGCCCTGTCACTTCTAAAAACACCGACACGCTCGTATTGCCAACGTTGTTAATAACAGCTTCGCCTGTCGCAGATGTAGATGTGTTTTTGCAAGCGATCGTTGTAAGATTATAGCCGTCTGGGTCAGAGTCGTTCCACGAGTACTTAATTGGATCCGCCGCGCGAAGTCCAATAGAAAACTCTGTACGTCCCCGTGCGTTAACTGTAGATATGTCAGGGCGACCGCTTAGGCGGACGTACGATGCGCGAGTTGGGCTTTCTCTAGTCTTTAGCCATGCGCCACTATAGACAAGATTTGCTGCATTAATGAGAGTGTTTCGTGCTGCCGGAAGAAAGTCTGGATTTGGCGGAAGAATCACACCGTTAAGCGTGATTTGACGCGCCTGCCAGCGCCCACGAGCATCATACGAACCATCTCGCCAACCTCGTGTAACGTCTGGAATATCTGGATCTGGCAAGTCCCACCAGCCTTCAATTTCTGTACACACCCAAATAACATTATTAGCGTCAATTTTATTGAGGACAAGATCACCAAGCGACACGTCTGCTTGCAGTTTCATACCAGTAAAGACTGGCGGTGGGAGCGGCGTCAGTGCTATATTTGCAATCGTGGTTTCGTAGTTTTGGTACGAACCTTCTACGTAGTAGCCGTCACCGTAAAGACCATCACCATAGTATGTCGCTGGCGCTAATGTTGTCATTTTTGTACTCTTTCTTCTCTTCTTTTCGTTTTCGGCTAAGTCTAGTCAGTACAGATTATTCGTTTGTAGTAATTCTATCCCAGTCTACTATGGTGTACTTACCTGAGACGAGCAGCTAAACGTGAGTTTTACCACTTATTTATAGGGCACGAGGCGTGTAGCAAAGCAGTCTTAGCAGGCATAAAGCAGCCGCATTTTGAGCACTGTTTTGTTACGAGGAAGTGAGGGCAATCCTCACAGATAGAATACCTTCTATCCTTTTCTTCATCTGAAGCGTACTCCGTTTGAGGGTTGATAAAGTCTACAGGAGAAACTATGCCCTGCCTCTGCTTTTCGGCGTTTCTCTTTTTCCATTCGTCCCATGCTGAGCCCATAAAACCTCTTTTCGTATTCGTGCTTACTTACTATAGATATGATACTATGTAATCTATATAACACCAACTTTAACAGGGAGAACCATGCCTTTAGGTGATTTTTTAAACGCAGAAAATAAAACGGCCGCACTGGAAGAACTCAGAAATCAAACTTTTAGGGAGTTGTATGTTTTCTGTATCAAAGCCCAAATTGACCCGGACTTGATGGACTACGAAACATGGGAACTACCAGAGGTGTCAAATAACAATGTTGCTATTCATCATTTTTACAAAGTAATAGAAAGATTTTGCGAGTCTTTAAAAATGATTGACGAAAAAATAGGGAAAGCATCTTAAATGACGGAATACAATTATCTACCTGAAAGTTTGGTGTTTCGTCCAACTTTGCCGTCCAATGAAGGCGTATTTATACTCCATAAATCCGTGTTTATAGTTGACGGCCAAAACGTCATAAGAACATTTAGGTGCGATAACCTGTCTTACAATGTTGACCTTCCGGTTCATGGAACCCCGTATGAAGACGAAGGCATTTACGTTGGGGCTAAATCTAAATGGGATGATTTCTACTTAGGGGTTAGCAGCGTCTATGACTGGGCTATTGTTTTGGATTTTACTCCATATTTTTGTTTTACATTTTTAAAGTTTGTACACAAAAACGCAGACAATGACGGACGTGAATACGCTTCAGATATTCATCACAGTAATTCTCCGTGCATATTGTGGTTTGGAAAAACATTAATAGAACTTTTGAAAAACATGAGAGAATGGACGTTCATGCTAGAAGAACCATTCAACTCGGATCACCCGATGGCAACGTACTCAAAACTTGCTTTTGACAAACTAGAAACTCCACAATGGGTATTTGACGAACTTGACGCTTTTCCCGACATGCACCTTGCTAGATTTCTAAAAGGTGACGAAGACCATAGAAACAGCCAAATTGAATTACCGCAAATGTCTGATGATATGCGCGATTGGCTCAAAGAGAAGTTGTTAGAAAATCCGTTTAAAGAAACAAATGATAGATTAAGGGAATTAGAAATTTAGGTGCCACCACCGCCACCGCCACATTGTGATAGCAATCTGTATCTCTTAATTCCTACAAATGTAGTTCTGTAGCCACCTACGCTGCAGTATTCTGCAGTATATGAACAGTGTTCATAGCAGTTAACGCCTTCACAGAAATCACCACTGTCTCTTGCATAGTAGTAGTTTCCGGTTCCATTGCCGGCACCATCGACTTCTTGAAATCTAACGTAGGAATATGGCGACCCATATTGGTCGGCGTCTGCTGTAAATGAACCAACAGACGTAGCGGCCCACGAACCTGAGCAAGCAGAGCAGCCGCATGTTCCAGCCGTACAGCCGCATGTCCCAGCAGTACAAGTAGAGAAGGCGGCAGTACAGTCGGCGGTGCCGCCTTGATCGAATGGGCCAGCGTTTTCAGTGTTTCCGCTTCTTGTCCACTTGTAACAAGTTTTGGACCTTGTTCCTTTAGAACCGGTGATTGTTCCTTTAGAACCTGTGATTGTGCGACTTCCGCAACCATCACAGCCTCCAGTACATGCAGCGCAATCGGGGCATGCAGCGCAGTCAGCGCAGGCATCGCTTCCGTCAATTGAGAAGCTAGGGTTAGACCAGCCACCGTAGCCGACCGCGGACGCGGCACTGAACGGGCCAGTGCCAAGACTATTAACCGCTGCTATTTTTACTGTTGTAGTGGTTGTTGTGTAACCAGGGTTAAAAGCCTGAGAAGTAGTAAGGCCATTGGTTGTTGCCGTAGCGGCTACATAAGAGTCTGTGGAAAGAGTATAAACATATCCAGTAATTGCACTGCCACCATTTGCGGTAGGTGCAGTCCATGCCAGCGTGTCAGTAGTACTAGTGCCAGTACCGCGAGTCATAGTTCCTATTGTTGGAGCACCAGGAACTATGTTTGTAACTACAACTCCGGATTCTGCTGTGGCGCCAAAACCATTAGCTGCGTTTCTTGCTGAAACTCTAAACTTGTAAGATCCTCCGTTGTTCAGTCCAGTTACAGATATTGACGTATCGGTAGTTCCTGTATTCGCGTTGAAAACTGTATAGCTTGAATAAGGCGATAAGGCGTATTCAACCTTGTAACCGTCTATACTTAAGCCGCCTGCGCTTGCCGGCGCAGTCCATGACACGGTTGATGCCGTTACTCCGTTTGGCGTTCCAGACACGCTTGTTGGCGCATCGGGGGCAGTAGAAGGAACCGCGCTTGTTGAGATAGAAGAGTATGGACCGGTACCTACGGCGTTGACTGCTGCTACTCGGAAGTAGTAAGTAGTTCCGTTAGAGAGACCAGTCACAGTTGCGCTAGTTGAAGCAGATGTTCCATCAGCAAACGTTGTAACAGATGAAGCAAACGTTGCAGAAGTTGAATACTGAATTACATAGTCCGTAATAGCAGAACCGTTGTTGGCTGCTGCTGTCCATGAAAGCGGGACCTGCGTGTTTTGACTTGCTGTAGGTGTAGGTGTCCCCGGCGCTCCTGGAACTGCTGCAGTCGACACTGCGGCAGATTCTGCAGAGTACGGACCGCTTCCAATGGCGTTCTTTGCCAGTGCTCTAAACGTGTATGAAGTGTCGGCCGAGAGACCTGTATACGTGTAAGAAGTGTCAGAAGAACCGCTTAACACAGGAATCAGCCATTCCCTGTCAGCGTTAATACCTGCTATGTGGTTAGCTGTCGTGCCGTTAAACGCCGTAAAGACACCTCCAACAACAATTGTGCTATTTGGCTGAATAGCCACGACAGTAACGTAATCTTCAAACGCCGTGCCTGCGTTTGTTGTAAACGTTGCATCTCGCGTGCCGTCAGCATTAAGACGCACAATACGATTAACAGTCGCACCGTTAAATGTTGTAAAGTCTCCTACAGCAATAATCTTACCGTCTGACTGAATAGCTACTGCAGCCGCTAAACCGTTAAACGCCGTGCCTGTATTTGTTGTAAACGACGTGTCACGTGTACCGTCAGCATTAAGACGTGCTATGCCATTAACGGTTGTACCACTAAATCCTGTGAAAAGTCCTACAGCAATAATTTTACCGTCTGACTGAACAGCCATTGAGTATACACTGCCGTTAAACGCCGTGCCTGCGTTTGTTGTAAACGTTGCATCTCGCGTGCCGTCAGCATTAAGACGCACAATGTTACCAGCAGTTGCACCGTTAAATGTTGTGTAGTTCCCGCCAACGAGTATCTTGTCGTCTGACTGAATGGCTATCGAAAGCACGTTACCGTTAAACGCCGTGCCTGCGTTTGTTGTAAACGTTGCATCTCGCGTGCCGTCAGCATTAAGACGCACAATACGATTAACAGTCGCACCGTTAAATGTTGTAAATTGGCCTCCAACAAGAATTTTTCCGTCTGACTGAATAGCCACCGATTGCACTATAGCATTAGCTCCAGTGCCGTTGTTTGTCACAAACGTCATATCGAGAGTGCCGTCAGCGTTTAAACGCATAATGCGATTAGCTGTTGTGCTGTTAAACACTGTAAACGCTCCTCCGGCGACGATTTTGCCGTCTGACTGAATAGCTATTGCGTCTACGCTACTATTAAGCGCTGTATCTATATTCGCGGCGAATAGCGTGTCAGTCGTGCCGTCAGCGTTAAGCCGCGCGATATATTCAGAAGGGACACCGTTAAACGAGAAAAAGCCGCCTCCAGCAATAATTTTGCCGTCTGGTTGGACAGCTAATGAGAGCAGGGTGCTGTTGTACTCTGAATTGGTGTTCGTTGCGAAGGTGAATGGTGCGTAAAGTGTACCGCCTCCGATTGTAGCATTTGGCGAAACTTGAATTTCATGGTTTGTAATCGGGCTTCCACCGTTACTTACCGGTGCGGTCCACGTAACACTGATTTGGCCGACACCTCTTGCGCCTGCAACATTAGTCACAACGCCAGGAGCACCAGGCCCACTGCCGCTACTCGCGGCTGCAGCAAAAAGACCAGATCTCACGAGGCCGCCAAGTTACCGATCAAGTACCAAGTGTTTGTGGCGCGTTTAACCAGCGTGCCCGCTGAGTACTGCGTAGCAAGATACTGCTTTGAACTATCAGATAAAAGAACAACGTCGACACCTGCAACAAACTGAACGCCACCAGTTCCGTTTCTAACAACTGTGATCTGCGTGCCAATTGGGAACGCAGTTGTTGCATTTGCTGGAATAGTCACAGTTGCAGCGGAACTGTTAGTCATTTCGAGAATATCACCGGCATCTGCGAGCGTAAGAACGTAGTTTGTTGACTGCTGAGTAAGCACTGCTGGGCCTAGGATTGTTGGACCTGTAACAGTTAGACCGTTGTTAATTGTCGTCGTGCCTGTTGCTGCGCCTACATTTAATGCTGTAGCTGCACCGGCAAAGTTGACAGTCGTTGCTGTTGTGTTGACGAGCGCGAACGTTGTGCTGCTTGTGGTAAGACTTGTAGTTATTGCTGGTGACGTAATTGTAGGTGAAGTAGCAAAAACACTAGCACCAGAACCAGTTTCATCTGTCAATGCTGCGGCAAGTTCTGCCGAAGTGAATGACCCAAGAACCGTAGCATTGCCTACGCTAGTAATGTGACCAGTTAAGTTCGCGTTAGTTACGACAGTTGTAGCGTTGCCAACGGATGTGACCATACCTGTCAAGTTCGCATTAGTCGTAACATTTCCCGCTGTGAGACCAGACGCAGTACCAGTCAAGTTCGTTGCAACACCCGATACAGGCGTACCGAGCGCAGGAGCGGTGAGCACAGGCGACGTCAGAGTCTTGTTTGTAAGTGTTTCAGTCCCAGCAAGAGTTGCAAGAGTTCCAGTAGTTGGAAGAGTTACGCTCGTAGTAGCAGTTGCTGTGATAGTCGTAGCAAAAGCGCCGGACGTTGTTAAGTCACCGCCAAGGGTAATTGTCTTGCCGGTGTTTGCAACTCCTGTGCCGCCGTATTGACCTGCGACAATCGTGCCTTGCCACGTGCCGGTTGCAATTGTTCCGACACTGGTAAGTGAAGAACTAGTAACTCCTGAACCAAGAGTTGTTGCGCTAAGAACTGTTGTTCCGTTGATCTCATAGACCTTGCCTGTCAGCAGGTTAAAGTCTTCAGATGACGTCCAAGCCGTAGTGCTTTGGACCCAGTTGATCGTTTTATCAGTTGCACCTTTAAGAGTAATACCGCCGCCGTTGGCAGAAGTATCTGTAGGAGAGGCAGTATCACCAAGAACAACATTAATGTCGTCTACAGAAATTGTAGTCGAGTTGACAGTTGTTGTTGTGCCATTGACGGTTAAGTCACCTGTGACAGTTAGTGCGTTTCGAACTGTTGTTGTGCCCGAAGTGGCACCAATTGTCAGCGCCGTTGCGGCGCCAGCAAAGTTAACAGTTGTTGCTGTCGTGTTAATGAGATTAAATGAAGTGTCTGAAGTGCTAAGACCAGAAACAGTCGCTGTACCAGAAACAGTAAAACTTGTGAGTGTCCCGAAACTTGTAAGACTCGAGCTCGTAAGCGTAGCTGGCAGAGTAGTTCCAGTAATTCCAGATGCAGCAACTTTGTTGGCTGCCGCTGAGCCAGACGCCCAGGTAAATCGACTGTCAATAGCATTAATAGCTGCATTGAGTACAGTACCCCAACCGGCATCGCCGTTGTTCGGGAGTGGCGTAACGCCATCAATTAAATTAGCCACTATATTCTCCTAAGATTTTTCTATTTGTAATCATAACCTATGCGGCGCCTTTTCTTATTTGGAAAGAAATCTGACGATTAACAAGCGCAGCAAGTTCAACTTCATTCATGCCTGGTGATGGGTAGACATTGATTGTTGTGCCGCCACCGCCAGTACCACCGGCCAGCAAAGAAATCATTGCTTTATCTCGCTTTGAAAGACCGTCAGGATCGAGTGGCTCAACGCGTTCTGGACGTCCTGCTTCGGCGATCATTGCTAATGTTCCGCCGCTTCTCGGTGAAACAACACCGCCCTGTGCAAGTTTAGGAATATCTGGAACACTAAACTCCCAGCCGCCGAGCCACTTAGGAGCTTTAAAACCAATCTTTCCAATTGAATTATTCCATAAGTCAGCTACGAAGTTAAACGCCGTTTTGAACGCGTCTTTAATTGACTCGCCGAGGCCGCCGAAAATTTCTTTCGCCTTACCAATTGCTCCAGTGATGAAATCCCAAGTCCTTGAAAACGCACTCTTAATACCGTCCCATATTTTGCCAAACACGGTACCGAAAGCTTCAAAAACTGGCTTGATTACATTGTTCCATGCAAAGCTAATACCAGTGCTGATAATGCCCCATATTGTCGTATAGTACAGTTTAATACCGTCCCAGACAAGCCCGAACACAGTGCCAAACGCTTCAAAGATTGGTTTAATGATCTTGTTCCATGCAAAGCTAATGCCAGTACTAATGATGTCCCACACTGTTGTGTAGTACAACTTAATGCCATCCCAAACGAGTCCGAACACAGTGCCAAACGCTTCAAAAATTGGCTTGATTATATTGTTCCATGCAAACTCGACGACTGTCGAAATGATGCCCCAAGCTATCTTAAATGCTCCAACAATAAGATCGACAACTACTTTTATGAACTCCCAGGCCTTCTTAAAAAAGAATATGATGCCATTGACTATGTCTGGGATAATTGAGTTGCCAATCAATATGTTGTACAGCCACATGAAAGCGTCAGAGATCGCGCCGACTACTACCTTAACGACTGTTACGATTCCGCGGAATATGGCGTCTACAAACCTCTTAAACCTGTCAATTTTTTTATACGCAAGTACTAAAAGCGCGATAAGCGCAACAATGCCAACTACAATCGCAACGAAGGGGTTTGCGAGTGCAGCCGCTCTGAGAAGTTTCATTGCCTTAGTAAATCCATTAGCAACTACAGTTGCTCCTTTTGTTATTGCAGCCCAGGCTTTAGTTGCAACTCCCGACAATTTTGTTGCTATTTTCTGACGAATCAGTGCAACAGTACTTTTTGTTGTAACTGCTGTTCCCGCAAGCTGTTGAACACGGAAAAGCTTTTGAATAATCATAAGGCCTTTTTTCGTATTACCGAGACCTAATAGTTTTGCAACTGTGCCGAGAATTGCTCTACCGTAAAATCCAAAGACTTTGGTAGCAACACTAAGTGCAATCATTACAGCTTTAATTATTGACAGAACTCCAACAATTTTCATCATTATGGGGTTACCAAAAACCACGTTTAGTACGTCGAGTATTTTCCCAAGAACACCAAAGAATGTATTAATTGAACCAGTTTCTGCAAACTTGGCTAACAAATCAACTAGCTTTACAATAAACTCGCCGAGTGCTGGACTAGCGTTTGTAAAAGTATCTAACGCTTTTCCTATAGTTTCAACTGCTGGAATCAGACTATCAGCAAACGTTCCAACTTCTTTATTGTTTCCAAGCTTTCCAAACTCTAAAACAATTGCATTAAAAAGTCTGCCTATAGCTGCGGCGTTTGTTGCAACGTCTCTAAAGAATTGCTCAAGCTTTCCGCCTTCTTGCGCTTTATCAACAAACTTTTGAAACTTTTCAGTCGCGCCTTCGAGCATGTCAAGAAGCATTTCACCGCCACTGCCAGGACCAGCAGCTGATGTTCCAATGTCAAATATTGCGCGACCAAGATTTCCAAAAATAGTTCCAAGTTGCGCCGCAACATCACCGGCGTATTCAAAAGTTTTTGTAAGCGCACCTGACTGGTTTTTAGCTTCGGCTGTTGTTTTCCAGCCGTTCGTAAGTACTACAAACCAGTCTGTGAATCTACGAATTAAAGGATCTGCAGCAGCGAGCAATGACAAGAAAACGCTGTACAGATTTCCAACAACTTTGCCGAGCTTTCCAATAGTGTCTTTGTTAGTGCCGGCAACAGTGTTTAGATTTTTTAAGTTATTGGCTTCAGTAACAATTTTAGAAAAGTCAATTGCAGACTGTCCAAGTGCTTTTCCAGTGTCACGCAATATTGTATTAAGCGTTGGGAATAGATTTTTTACTAAGTTGTCAATCGCTGTTTCAAGCGCAGGAAATAGGTCTTTACCGGCCGAAGCTTTTAGCTCATCAAGTTTAGGTTTAAGACCTGCAATGTACTTAGCAAATGCAGCAGCCTCAGGCGACAAACCTTCTAGTGGATTAGCTCCAGCGCCTGCACCTTTTCCTGCCTGAGCATCATCAAGTTCTTTTTTCGCTTTAGCTTGCTCAATGATAGCTTTATTTCGTGCTTTTTCAGCTTCAGTTACGTTTTCAATTGCGTCAAGAACTTCTTTAGAGCCTTCAACGCCAGCAGCGTTTCGCTTTTCTGATTCCTTAGCTAAATCAGAGTTTCTATCTTTCGCGCGGCGGAAATTGAGATCGGCCTCTTCGTATGCAAGTTGCGCTTCTTTTCGAGCAGCGCTGTTTGGCGGTAAGTCTTGCATTCTTAGCAGAGTTTCGCGAGCTTTAACCAGTTCTATTGACGCTCTTTTTTCAGCGATCGCTGCGTCTTCGGAGTCAAAGTTTAGTTGCTCTAGACTTTCACGCGCAGAGTCTCGAGCCTCTGTAAGAGCTTCTTCTGCTTTTTTAAGACGTTTCTTCGAGTCCGCTAGACGGTCTTGCGCATTAGAATACCTTTCTAAAAGACCAGGTATTTTGTCAACACCTTTTTGTTGTTTGTTTAGCGCACCGATCGCCTTGCCAACACCGCTAAACGCGAGTTTTGCTGTGACCATCGCTTGGCCCATAGCAGAGAAAATACTCGGAAGAACAATAAGCGATGGCAACGCAGCAGCCACCTGAGAACCCATAGCAAACGCAGCTGACGCAAGGGACGATAGCGCGGACGCGGCAACACCAACCGCAGGTCCTACAAAATAACTTTGCATGACAAGTTGTTGGAGTTTTAGACGCGCATTTTCGATTTCCTTAGCAAACTTGTCTGCTTTTCCTCCGCCTGATCCTTTAGAAAATCCGTTTGAAAGAGACTGGCCAGCCTGCTGTCCAATACGGCTAAGTCCGCCGTTATTAATGCCTCTGCGGACGTCATCTTCAAATCCAGTTGTAATCGCACGTACGACTACGTGAGCTTCTCCAACTACAGGCATTAGGTGTCACCTCCTTCAATTGCGTCGATACTCATTTTACACCAACTTAGACTACCCTAGCGGGGCATCAAGTGCACGACCAAATGGTCTCGGGCTGTCTTCAGTGAGCGGGGTTGCAGCCACGAAAGGCTTGACGTTATTGGATCGTGTAAACGGGTCGATAGGGACTGGCATGTCCATGTCATCATCATTTTCCGCATAACCAACTACCGATGAATCTAAAGATTCAGTGCTGTTTCCGGGGTACGCATAGCTGCGTCCGTACAAACTAGAATACAGTTCTGTACGAACACTTTGAATAGCTTTAAAGTGATCGCCGTCGTGTGCCGAAGTAGTGTCTGACTCAAAAAGGAAATGTAGGACATCTACTAAATCCTCTGGTGTAAGTTCGAGTAGCTTAACACCGAGAGTTATGGCTTTGCCGTTAACGTACGGCCAGAGATTTATCGCCCACTCTAGGAAAGCTCTGGCCGCTGCGTAGGGCGGTCAGTGTATTGCTCCACAAGCCAGCCTACGATTTCGCTGAGCGTTTCGACATCTACAATTTTGTCACTGTCTTCAGAAAGATATGTGAAGCGACTGTAACTTTCAACCGAAAGCACTGTCTTAAAAAAGTCACCAATGACTTTTGCACTTTCTCCTGGATCGTCTTGATTTGCAGATCTTGCCACAAGATCAAGAAGAAACTTTCCTTGAATTGCTGGCTTGCATTCAAAGGTTTCGCCATGAATTGCAAATGAAATGGGCTCCTGTGGAGTGTCACTTCCTGCGCCAAAGTCTTTAAACTTTGCCATCTTTATTTCTCCGTTCTTACGTAGTCGTCTTTCGACATTAAGTATATTGTACTACAAATGTAGTGACGTTGCTGTTCTAAGTCAGTGCGTAAATCAAATTATCAGATAGGTACCGATTAGGTCTTGTTCCCGGGTGCATTACCGCGCGGCTGTAAACAACGCGGCCTCCGCGCGTAAAGCGGAGCATTCCGCCGTTTTCCCCAGAAATCATGTGCGGCCGAGTGCCTTCGTGATGCATATGCGCATATGGAAGAGTTGAACCAATACGTATTGACTGCCCTGTCATAGTACGTTCGTGGCCAGAAACTGAAATAGATGCGTACAACGCTCCCGTCTTAAATCCCACTTGCATTCGCGCCATTTCGCGTATCATTGTAGCTTTTTTGAACAAGTGACGACCTACAACACCTTGTGGTTGCTTAAGCAGATAGTCCATCTGCGACTTGTATGGTTTAAACGTTACTCTATCGGTCATGGAATTGCCATTGTAAGTTGCATGTTCACTGTTTGGAATCCACCTTCTGGAGGTGGAATATCGGCAGTTGCAATGACGCCTACACCAAATCCGCCCTCTTCCCACATGTCTAAAATGTTTAATGATAGCATAAGAATGTACGCATCTATTGCAGAAACTGCTGCAGCCTCTTCCAGTTTATCTGCAGATGGTGGTCGTCCATTTTGTCCTACAACGGGTATTGCTCGCGAAACAGAAACTGTCATTACTGCTGTCCGCGGCTGTGTACAACGCTGCGGCGATGAAGCTTGGTCGCCAGGTGCGCCAAGATAGATTTGAACAAGAGTGACAGTGAGCTGCTCGCAGTCTACTGCTTGCTGTCCAACCGTCCAGTACTGACGCGTCGGCAACGGGACATTATACGAGTTAAACGTAGAAACAACGCGCTGGAGCACGCCGTTCATGAGTGCAACAACATTGAGCGCTTCGTCATCTACGTTTGTAATATCAACAATTGGCATGTCACGATCCTAACGTATAGGCCGTAACAACGGATGTTGAAAGTGAAACATTAAGATTGCCAGAACCAATATAAACAGTTTCAGTAGTGTCACCGACAGTTCGTGACGCATAAATGTCGTACGTTCCTGGATCAACTTTACCTATAGTTTTAAGAATGTCGTTGTACTGTAATGTAACTGTGATTCTGTCGTCGTAGTTAGCAGCAACTGTGCCGGTGGCTACTGTAGACACGACATTAGCTGCCGTTTTGCTGTACGTAAACGTCGTGTTTGACGGTACGTTTGTAACTGTATATGTACCATTAAACGTAGCATCAACACCGGCAATAATAACGGATGTCCCAATGAACAGACCGTGCGCTGCCGCTGTAGTTATAGTTGCAACGTTTGACGTGAGTGCTTTACTAGATACAGTACTTGGAGTTGGTGTTGGATCGGCTACGTCTACTGCATCGTCAATAGTGACTGACGTGCTGTCGGAATAGTTTCTAACTACAACATACGGTGTCCAGTCAGCGTCTTCAACTAAAAAATTAGAGTTAATAGATGTCAGAGACACGGTCATTGACCCGCTGGATCCTGCGGCCACAGATATATCAAGATCGCTTACACCGAGTTTCAGTGCCTTTGGTGTATAGCGCCGGCCGCGAGGAACGTCAGGCGTAAACACACGGGCTTTTGCACGGGCGCCGTCGGGGTTCACTGACTTTAAGAAAAGGTCTACCGCATAAAGTCCAGTGCGGAGTTCCGCAATAAAGTCTTGGCTGTCAAGAATTGTATATGACACGCCTTGTCGAGAAACTGATGTTACTCGCTGAGGAAGGATGCAATCATCATCGCCATTCCACAATTTGCAAAATTCCATTGCCATCGTACGCGCGGCCATCTTGCCCATAGTCGGAGGATCAATGCCGTAGGTATATGTGACCTCGATGTCACACGGTGTCCAGCGTGAACCTGCAGTTGCTTGGATTGTCGAGTGGTCTACAAGGTAATAACTTGTTGGATCAACAACAACTCCGCTTCTATTACGGATTGTGTGAATTTTTTGCACTGGACGCCCACGGAGACGGATGCGCGACTGCGGAGAAAGACCGTCAGTAGTCACCGCCGTGTATGAGTCCATGTCAGAGTACGGAATGTTGTAAACATCACCAAGAACAAGCTCTGCTTTATTGTTACGTACTGATGGGCCGTAGCGGTATGACAATGTTGCGCATACGTATCGTTCTGTTACTGTAGTGATGCCGCTGTACTTACGTCCAGACATTGCCCAGAGAAGATTAGATGCCGCCTTAGCAGCCTCATAGGCAAATTCAGATTCGGCGTACGCGCCCAATTCTTCAGGTGTAACCCACAGGTTTGACATTTCGTCCTCGTATCTAGGTCGCAGAAAGCAAAAGCGACGCGCCTAGTGTATTCTATACAAAAGACGCGCCGCTTATCGCTCGGTTAATTATTAGGACGCTGGGTCTTCAGTCGACGCAATGATGAAGTCAATGTCTTCGTCAGCGTTGTAATCCTTGTTGCCAGGCGTGTTGTACTCAGTAGTTGATCCCTCTGAAAGGAAGTCGGTAACGTCCCATGAGTTAGCTGTAACAAGCGCTGTACCAGTATCAGCAGCGGATGTAATTGTTCCCGTTGTTGTTGTGGTGTATGTGAACGTTGTTGTT